TTCTTTAGCTTCAGAAAAACTTATAGATTTATTTTTATATTGGTCTATTAATGAGTGAGCATAATCTAATCTTTGAGCATTATAGGCGTCGAGTTTATTTTTAACTTCACCAGTAAATTTATTTCTAGCTTTATTTAGTAATATATCGTAGTCATCCTTCCAATACTCTCTAAGAACTTGTTCCTTATCATTATGATCTTTAAATGTAAAACCACCTAATTCTTCAACAACACTTAGATCTAACTTACCATTCTCTACTAATCTTGTTAATGACTCAAATGTTTTCTTTCTAGCTTCTCTCCAAGTTATCGAACCTACTGCATACCGTCTATCTATATCTGCTAAGACTGCTTTAAATTCAGCTCCAGTTACTGTTACAAGTTCTCCATTAACTATTTTTTCAGTTTTACTTGTTATTCTAGATAAAAGTAACTCATCATTTGTCTCTTCAGTAAGTGCCTTAAGAGTAGTTTCTAATGCATTAGCTCTCGTTGTGGATCTCAGTTCACCCTGCTCCATCATTGGTCTATAGATATACTTACGCATTTGACCTTTAGAAAGTCCAAGACCTTTTACATAAGTAGCAAATAATTTATCTATTTCTATATCTAAATAATCAAGATCTCTTTGAGCATTAGGATCTGTACTTAATACATCTTTCATCGAGATATACTTCTTACCACCTTTACCATCAGGTATCCAGAATTTCTGAGTTTCAGCTCTAGCTCTAAAAGCAGGATAGAACTTAGTCATTAGATCCCGCATTTCTGCTCTAGTATCAGCTTCAGTATATGTAAATCCAAATAAACTTTGAGCATTATGTCGATCTACTAATGGAGCCTTTTCTTTTTCTAAATTTGAATTAACTTTTACTCCTTCCTTTCGTTGTTCATCAAACTTTTCTTCATATTCATCTTGCTCTTCAGTCCCTGTAGCTCTACCAGTTTGCCTATCTTTAATTATTCTATTTAATTCTCTTTCTGTTTGTACTAAATCTGTAGCAAATTGAGCGACTTTTATACCTTGAGTAGTTATATCAGCTAGCGCTTGGAATTGACTAGATTTTCGTTGTGCAGCTGCATTGTAATAAGCAATCATACGATCAGTTTCACGATCCATTAATCGTGCATTTTCTTCAATCTGATCGTTAACTGATGACACCATATCGGTGTCTTCTACGTTATCATAGTTTGTTTGACTAATATCAGGGGATTCTAGTTTACCCCTGCCTAGTTGTTCTAAATAAGCTGATGTCATAATTAAGGTGTTAAATTAACATTGTTTGCCACGTCACCAGCAGGACCAGTCCCGAACCACGAGCCAATCTTATTACCGATAGCTTTATCTAGTCCAGGAATACCAGCTACTGTTGAAGCTATACTTAATCCCATTTGTAGATTAGCAAATAATTGACCAGCTTTATCCTTGCCAGGCATCATAACAGGTGGTCCCCATTCAGGTTTTATACCTAATGCTTTATTTGCTTTTGCTCTATAAGCTTGTAAAGTACGGATATTTTGTTGATGATATTTATCATAATTTCTATTAAATTGTTTTTCTATTGCATTATTTATATCTCCTTGAGCTCTTAATAAAGTTCTTAAACCACTTTGTCCAGCAGTTCGAGCTCTACCTGCTTCATGAGCTAGGCTTTTAAACCTACCTTTTTCATAAGTAATTACAGCTGATTCAGTGGATTTTCTACCTTGGCCAAGTGTTGCCATGGCTTTTTCATAAGCATCACTTCTAGCTCTACTAATTCCGATAGCTGCTGCATTTTGTGATGTCTTCCAAGTAGTTTCTTTATTCCAGTATTTAAGAGAGTCAGACCTATATCTATACTCTCTATTCATCTGTTCTTTCTTGGCAGCCATTCTGGCTCCCGCATTAGGATCTGGTGCGCACACGGCAAAATTCGATAAAGGTTAATTTGTTTGGACCGTAAGAAATTTTTCGTAAAAATTTAAAGCCCAAAAATTTAAGTAGTTTCAAATGAACTTTATTACGTTCATCAACGATATTCCACAGGAGTTCTTCCTGTCTACTTTCTACGAATCGTTTAGCTTCTCTTGCAAAGGTGATAGGATATTCATGGATAGCGGGTGTACATAACATCCATATTTCTCCTTTTGGTCCGACTCCAGCCATACCAGCAGTCTTGCCGTTAGGCACCTCGAACCATACGCAGGAGTCTCTATGAACAGCCAAAGTTAGCTCTTCCATAGGATTTAGCCCGTGACCCTCTACAACCTCTCTACGGTCCTCTGGACGCAGATTAGAGGCTACTGTAATAGCAGCCTCAATCGTTGCTGGGTGAATATAATTAGGCACGGTTATAATATTTAGGTGTATAACTACCTTCCCAAGACATAGATCTTAAGGTAGTAGGTGAAGGGTGTGTAGATTTAAGCGTTATACTTACATTACTATTTTTATCATATACAGGTATAGTCTTTATATACTCTTCAACATAAGGTGCATCAGATACTAGATATTCATCTAACTCTGTAGATTCATATACTTCAGTATAGTCAGGTTTACCAAGACGTTTTAATGTAGTCTCATATAATCCTATTTTACCTAAACTAAAATTGATACGATGTAGTGTTAAAATAGAATTAACATCAGATCTAGTACTTTGTCCTTCAGTTTTTGTTAGATATATTCTAGGAAAATCTACTTGATAATCATAGAGATAACCTATGTGTAATGTAGCACCAGACCAATTTCCAGGTACTGTAAAGTCATCTGTATTGATTACAGTACATTCTGCATATCTACCTTCTCTTGCTGTATTAGAATCTGAGTCAACAAGAACAAGCGTTCCGTTAGGTGTAGTTACATCATCTATCCAATCAGACTGATTAGCAAAGGTAGTTTTTTTAGTTGCAGCATCATATGTACCATTAGCAACAGTAGTATAATTATCTAAATGTAAAAGGTAATTAATATTATCTTGATCTATACTAGGATCAGTATCTGATTGCATTACATTAACATTTTGTAAGAAGTTATCTGTATCTAAAAGATAGTATGTATCATTAACAACAAAATGATATTTTAATGGATTATTAAACTTCCATTTAAACCATGATATATCACGTCGTTGCTGACTAACACGTAAATATTTAAATATGTATACTGTATCTGAATTAGTTTTACCAATGAATACTAAATTATTTTCTCTAGAATTAGTTAATAGATCTATATCTTTAGGTAATAAACTAGGTACTACTGTACTTGCCTCGAAAACTGCAGGTTCTTGTTCTCTACTAATATCAGCCATTTCCATAAATCTACTGTATTTACCAGAATTATCTATAAAACCTTTTGTTTGACCTAAAGATACAGGAGGTACAACTTTATTATAATTGTATGCAGCTACAGCTCTAAGTTTAGCAGTATCTGGATTGAATATTGTATCATCTGATGCTAATAAAAACTGTTGATTAGTACTAAATACTAATAATCCAGCAGTAATTTCTATGCCATCAAATAATTCGGAAGGATATTCAGAACTACATGCAATATCTATAGGATCTGTAGCACTAACAGTTAAAGCAGTATTAGCCCAGAAATTATTCAGCTTACCAGCTCTAGATAATATTACACTATCGTTAGCTAAAAATGCTAATCTATTTCGGAAGAATAAAACTTTATTTATCTTAGAACTACCATCAGCAAATGTAGGTATTAAATTAGATAAATCGTCTCCTACTTCTCTATCAGCCCATGTATATTGTTTAACTAGAAAGTCTCCATCAGCTTGTCTTTGTAGTATATGAGGCATAGTTGCAGCATTAAAGCTTTTAACTATCCCAGGTTTAGCACATTCTACCCAAGAACCAGCTCCGTCTTGACCATTCTCTCCTACAAATTTAAGATAGTAATCATCTTCATCTGACATCTGAGCATTAGCAATCTTAACAATATAACCATGCTTACATTGTATAGGTAAGTCAGCTACATTATTAACTTCAGATTGCATAACTCTCATGATATCATTATTAACAACCTCTACACTAAAGTCTTGACTATTAGAGTAAAGATAAATACCATTACCTATAACACTATAAGACAAACCTGTACCAGATAGTTCAGAAGTTATACCACCTAATATACTATCTGCAGTAACTGCTGTATCAGCATCAAATGGTGTAGGTTCAGGACGTATAATACCATTTGGACCCCCGTTAATAGTACCTTTAACTGCTACTGTTTCTATCTTTTCGACTTCAATAGTATAATCATAACTTGCAGATGCTTGTGTTAATCTAACTTGTGTTTTATCACCTTCTATATACCCTTCTCCACCATGTAATAATTGTAAGTTTCTATTATAAGAACATCTATAGTTAGCAGGACCATAAGATCCATCGTCTACTGCTTGTCCTTGACCCTGCTGACCAGTAGAAGTTATTCTGAAAATCAGATTCTTCTTACCAGCTGCTGCATTATAATCAGTACCATTATTCTGTTCAACAGCTATTATAGGAGCACTATAATTATCTTCAGATGTAGCGTTAAATACTTGAGTACCTATACCTGGACAATGCCCAGAACCATTACCTTCATCTAAAGTATCACTTGCTATCTTAATACGTGTAACTATTTTTACATCTGTAGTACTAGTAGAAGAAGGGTCGAATATATTCATTGAATACTGTCTACCGTTTTCTGATCTAAGTAGTTCTACATAAGCATAATGTGTATGAGCAGCTCCAGTTGTAGTACCAGTAGTCTTTACTTCTCTATCTCTATTAACTATGAAAGTGGTATCATTAATAGTTAGAGTCTGGATACTTTCTGAAGTACCTACACCTTTGGTTTTTAAATAAGCGTAATGAGTTTCGGTAGGATCTTGGTATTTAGTAACTGGCGAAAGATCTGTTGTAGACGCTATGGCTGTATGAGCTGCAGTTCCAGCATTATAAGTAGAGTTATCAGTAGCATACCATACATTTTTTTCAGAACCATCATTGCAACTCCATATTCTTATAAATCCATTCTCGTCTACTTGTCCTATATATGAACCTTCTGTTTCATCTCTATAATAATGAAACCAAGAACCGCCATTAGGTATTGCTGAAGTACCGTACTTATTAGTAGCAAGAGGTGATGAACCTATTCTTTTACTTCCAGGTCTTTTTAATAAACCATATACTGGATTAGGTATAGCATTAATACAGTCTTTTACTTGACCTGGAAGTTTTCTTTCATCTGGTTGTTCATTAATACCACCAAAGTAATTACTGATTTGTTGTGAAACTGTTGCCATTATCTTCTAAGGTTTCTCCAAGGTTGATAAGTAGTATATAAAGTATCTTCTGGGAATCCAAACATAGTTGTATTAGCTTGATTACATTCGTATTCCATTATTGCTGCTCTAGCTAATGATTCTTGTGTACCCAATAGCTGTGTTAATTCTCTATTTGCTACTAATTGTGTAGCAGCTACTCTAGAAGCTCTAGCTATTATATACCTTTGGAATACAGTAGGTAAATCATCAAATGGGAATAGTTTAATTATATCTAAACTAAGTGTTGAATGACTAGACCAATCGTTAGTATGGTTAAATTTATCATATAAATAATATTTTTTATCAGTAGTATCATATCTTCTTACAACATTATATTTTCTATCTACCCAACCATCTGTTATATCTATTTTAAGTATATCATCAGCAATGGTTATTTTACCATTAGCATCTGGTGTATATGCTACATGCTTTTCTATATTGAAGTGCCAGCCTTCTGCCTGTACATCAACATTAGCATCTCTTAATAAATTATATATAAACTGTACTTCTGGGTTAGCATTAGTTACAGTACCAGTAGTTGGATCTTTTAATTGTGTAATTGGTGACTGTCCGATAGCTCCCAATATTGCATTCACTGCGGATAGTTCGGTATCGGTGTCAATTGTAGTGGCAGCCATAGGTTAAGATTTATGAATAAAAAAAAGGAGGGTATGGAGACCCTCCCTTATGTGTATAGTTAGAATGCAGCGTTGTTTCCTGAACCTGCAGCAGCACCCGCAACGAGTTCTACAGCAGCAGCTGGATTTAGAGGTGCGGCACCCATAGCCAAGCGTCCGAGGATAACATCTCCCTGATAAATCACGGATACGTCTCCACTAGTTAC